CATGGGGGCAGCATTTGCAGGTGCTACTCCAAGTGTGCCCAGTGTCATGGCTGCAACCATGGCGAGAGCGATCTTCTTAAATGAATTCATTTTTCTCCTTTTTATTCATTTGGTTATATTGTTTTTAGTCTATCCAAATAGTCATTAATCTCTTCTATTTGACTAGGTTTATAGTGTATCACATTCTCTGGGAGTCTGTCAACCTGCTTAGGTCTGTCCTTGATAGTATGAACTTCAACTTCAAGGTTTTGATCCCTTGGAGTGTAGGATATGGCACCAAAAATAGAGCCACAGACAGCATCAGCCAAGTCCTTTGAAAGTTTTCTTGGATGATCCACCTTATCTGTTTTTGTTATTTTTAATTCTGTTAACTCTTCAAATAATAACTCAATAGCAGGCATAACTAAACGCTCTTCATATACAAGCATTGCCATATCCTCATAATGTTTCTTTGCTACTGATACTGTTTCAGTTCTCATTCCTACCGCCTGCAACTCATTTTGAATATCAAATGATTGCCATCTATCAAATGTAACTAAGCCAATATTAAATCCAAGCCTACGTAGGTTTTGTATCCATTGTTTTACCTCAGATAAATTTACTGGACCCTCTACCTTTGGCTCCCACCAAGCAACTGCATCAACAACTACAACAGGGGATATCTGCTCATAATCTTTTATTACCTGTACATTAACCCACTTTTCAACATGTGCAATAGCAACAGCACACTTGTCATGTTTTTGTGCAAGGTCAGCGTGTACATAATAAACTTTTTCTGGATCTGGCTTAAAGTTTTCTTCAAATCTTCTGAAGTTATCCAGTGGATTTCTAATACTCATACATGCTCTTACTTTATCTGCCTGTTTAAAAAATGCATCTGAAGCATATGTTGGAACACAAGCAAAACGCATCATGGCATCTCCAAGGTCTGTCATAAAAGCAATTTTAAAATCATCTACTTTTCTTGTAGGATTAACTTCCCATGTTGCCCTTTTGAGTGCAAAAACTCCAGGGTATTTATATGATTTGATTTCATCATAGTCCCAGCCAATTTCAAACCAATTATCTGGATCATCTTCTGGCAATAATGGATTAATTATAAACCTATGTGTCTTTGTTATTGTTTCTTTTTCTGCTATAACAGTATCATATCTTTCAGAAATAAAGTCTCCATTATATCTTGGAAACGAAAGAAGAACTACCTTGCCAAGATCTGGAAAACGAGAGTCTACTGAACCACGAAATGCTTTATAAATATTCTCTGCAGTTTTGCCTTGTTCATTACCAGTAGAAACTTCTGTAGCAAAACCAGAAATCTCATCAAGAACTGCAAGCAAAAGATTTAAACCCTCATGTGATTCTTTTTCGGAGTGTCCAGAATAAACTGTAACAGATTTATTAAAACTAATGGATGCAACCTTTGCCTCATACTTACCAGCAAACCACGGAGACTTTTCAATCTTAGTTGTAAAACCTTTAAAGAAAACATTTTTTGCTTGTTGTGCGTTAATAGCAACATTGATAAGATCTATGGCATCGCCACTGGGTTTACCGAAGTATTTTGCTGGGTCCTTAAGGCATAGTAACTTATACACAATGTAAGCACAAGCAACAGTAGAAGTAAAATCTTTTCCACTACCCTTCCCAAGTTGGAGGATAATTTCATTCTTGGTATATTTATCATAATATTGAGATCCTTCTTTTTCTCCCATTAATTTTTGTAAATCTTCTTTACGATATATTTGACTCATTGCCTGAACAATGTCGTATTGACTTTCTGATAAAGGTGGTTGTCCTAAATAGTCTGGTGACTCAACAAATGTCTTTACATCAACTGGCGTTTCTTCAAAATGATTATCTTTAAGAGCCTCTAAAAAATCATTAAACATCATGGACAATTGTAATCACTTCATCCTTTTTAGCAATGTCTGAAAGCCTACGCATAATCTCATCACGAACTTCAGGATACTCAGACGCAATGTCACGAAGAATTGCCATCAATACTTCTTGTTTTTTTTCTATCTCTAACATTTCTTCTGCAAGTTCTTTATTTTCTAACAATCCTGCTTTTTGTAACATATCAATTCTTTTAGATTCGATATCCATTACTAGTTTAATTGCTGCAGTCTTTGCGCTAAGATTAGCAGTTGTTGTGGCATCTTCTATAACTTCATATGACTTTGCAATTAATCTATTATAGTGTGTGTCTGCAATTGCTAATGCCTCTTTAGCACGAGCACGAATAGCATCATTGGCCGAAGCCATGACCTTCCATTCATTAATATGTTGAACTACACGAGTGCGTGGTATTGAAAGATCTTTTGAAATTCTTGTAGCATCATTACCTTTAAGATATTCTCCTACAACATTATTAACTTCATCAAGGTGTTTAACTAAATCTTCTTCAGTCGACATGACCATATGCCTCCTGTTTTTCTAATTCTTTTGCCTTTGCAATCTTAAGCAATACTAAATATCCTATTAAGTCATCAATGTCATTATCTCCAACATATTCTGTTCCACGCATTATTCGACTTAATTTGTCATCAATACGAACATGAAGTTGCTCTCTTGCATCTGCCCTACTAAAAACACGAATTGGTTCTAGTGCAGAATTACCGTATGCTATATTTTTTTTAATAAGCATGTGTGCAATTTCATGGCAAGAATCATATATTTCTCTTCCAGCAGAGGTTCCAACTGTAAGCAAATATAGATCTTGACAATTAAAGTTTTTAACATCTTCAAATATTGGCTTCATCGTTTTGACTTCCTCAGTCCAAATTTTGCAAGATAAACATATATAGTTTCCACTGTGCAGCCACACTCCTTTGCTATAGCCTCTGGAGACTTCTTATCAATATGAAATCTTTTCTTAAGCCATAGTTCGTTTGTATATAGTTTAGCACCCATGATCTCTCCTGTCAAACCGCTTTATCCCAATTATTAATAGCCCAATGTCCAATACCTGCTGAGTCTGCAACATCATTGTCTTCTATTTTTTTATCATAAATAACATCTAATAGTTTTATTGTTCTTTGCTTTCTAAAATCTCTCTCATAAGATTTATACCAAGATAGGGACTTGCCTGGATTTGCAGATCTAATCTGTAGTTGTTCTTCCTTAGTTAGTTTCTTATTTCCTAAATATGACTGCCATGTTATTGGCGATACTTTGCCAATTATATTAATCCCCGCCAAACCTGCTCCACCTATAATTGCGCCCTGCACAAGAGCGAGATCTGCTGCAGTTTTCGGGGAATTCATAAAGACAGTATGCTCAATAATAATAGCCTCTACAAGATTGTAATAATCAAATAGGGCCTTAGTTTTTTTATTTGCATCAATTACCTTTTGATAAATATCATTGCCCTCAAAAGTAATCTTCCCATGATCTGATAAATTTTTGTATGAATAGATAGTAAAGGCTAAACTATTTGTACTTGCATCAATGGCACATATGACACCAGGCTGAGTTGATAGATCTTGTCTAAAGTATCTATCTGTTTCTTTTGCTTTTGCCATCTGTCATTCCTTTAATTTGTTTTAATGCCTTTTTAACATCATTTGGATTAATACTACAATTGTTACAAAGTGGCTCATCATTATATATTGATAACTTAGAGCCACATTGCTTACAAACCCTATTCTTTCCTTTTCGTTTTTGTCGTCTAGACTGAATATATCTTTGTGCTATTTTTTCTTTAGTTGCTTCTTCTCTACATTGCTCAGAGCAATATATTTGATAAGAAATATTGGAATCGAAATTTTTATCGCACCATCTACAACTCTTCATTTTCTAGCAACTCCAGAGGTTTAATTTTAATTACCCCTGTCTCTGCTTCGGCACATGCTTTTTGTATAGGACAAACTTTGCATATTTTTGAATTGGCTCTGTAGGGTTTTTGTGGCAACTCCTGCTTTTTCCAACTTGCATATACTTCTCTCATCCAATCAAATGCCTGGTCTACCCACCGACGGAAATGATCGTTCATTACTACTGGCAAGGTTAATAGTTCATGAGTATTTTTATTTTCATAAATCATTACACCCTTGTCAATTTTCCAGATTCTCATATAGATTAATAGTTGCATAAGATGACCCATCTTAGACTTTCTACTATTCTTTTTATATTCAAACCCTTCATTGGTTATTGTTTTTATTTCACCAATAACTCTTTCGTCATTGATATTTAACATAACATCTCCGTATCCAACAAATGGAGGGCTATCTAATTCAGCCCTGAATTCCATAGACGGATGTGTTTGTTTATTATGTGTTCTAGGCTTTGGATCCATAACCATATCTTTATCCAAAAGACCAGAAAGTTCTATTGCTTTTTGAATTCTTTCATGTCCAAATGTTCCGTTATTTCTATTGGCAATTCCCTTTGCATCAGAATTATCAAATGCTGGAGCACCATCAAACATCATATACCAATATCTAGGACACTCACCAGCACCGTATGTTATTCCAGAAGGAGAAAAGTTACTCTTTTTGGTAAACTTTGGTTTTGCTTGTGCTAAATATCCAGACTCTATTTTTTCAATTAGACCATCAATAAATGATACATCCTCAGTGCTTGATGTTTTATTTTTTTTCGATGAATCTTTTATCATTACTTCTTTTAGTAAATTTTTCATTATTATCCTTTGTTTATATAATTATATCAGATATCAACGAGTGATGTATTTAAGAGCAGAGACAAGATTGTTTATAGACTCTGCTGCGGTATAGTAAATATTCTTTTTGCCACGATCTGACTTATCCACATTAGCCATCCATGTAGCCCTAAGAGCCATCTTTGCTGCTATAGCCTGTAACCTTACTATCTCTACAGTAGCCACATTCATAGGGATGTCTGGCTTTATAATAATTTTAGCAATAAATGTTAGAGCAGTAGTTAGTTCCTGATCTTCCATATAGTCTGCTATTTCTGTCAAACCATTAATCATTTCAAGTGTTGTATTATTTTGTTCCATTGTTTACCATCTGTTCTAGTAGTTCTAACTCTATTATAGCAAGTCTAGTTTTCTTGTTGCCCTCGCCCAGTACGACTACGATGGCTGGATCATTGCCATTTCGTATAGCATCTGTAGTAGCCTTAGCCCATACATCTTGGTTTAATGTAAATGATTTTGAGTTCTCTTTAAAATCTACAGTAAAATTTTCCCAAGTAGCGTCGCCTTTCTTGGTATTTCTACCAGAATTTTTATGTTGCTTGGCACCTATTCTTTTACTCTCGTTCTTCTCGCTCATAATCCTTTTTCTTTTTATATCCTACATGAAATAGTTTAACTTCGGATAAATGTTTTTCTGAACACATCCATGTTGCCATTCCTGTTTCTGCATAAAGCCTAATTGTTTTTACTTCTTTTTTGCATACCTTACAAGGAAATTTTCCTTCATAGATAGTATATTTAGCCACTAACTTTATTCTTAATCATATCTTGTAGATCAAGATCCTCTCTGACTTTGTTAATAAAACCTTCTCTACCTTGTACCTTAGAACCATCTGGAAGTAGATACCATGCGCCAGTTCTTTCTACAATACCCATTAACTCAGCAGTATCGACGAGATCTCCCACACTATCCACACCAAGATTATCACCTCTAAAATAGAAATCATATTCGCCAGACTGAAAAGCAGGAGAAGTTTTCGAAAACTGTAATTCCCATCTGACTTTTCTGCCAATCTTTTCTTCAATAACCTTATCGCCAACATGTATCTTTCCTTTCAATGCCTGATTTTCTGATTCAGAGGAAAACAATTTAACTACTGTTGATGAATAAAATTTAGTAGCCTGCCCACCTGTCGGTTGCTGACTTGTATACATTGCATTAATATTATTTCGTGATTGTGAAATTAATATAAACAATGTTGGCTTAACTTTATTATTAGCATAATTAATCATCTTCCATGCGTTGCTAAAGTCACGAGACTCAGCACCGATTTGTTTTGTATTTTCTAATGCCTTAAGTTCATCAGAATCTTTTTCAAAATAAATTGCGGGAAGTAATGATGTAATACTATCTACAACAATAACATCTACGCCAGCCTCCATTAATTGAACACCAACATCTACCATTTCATTAATGGTTCGTGCCTGCGATACAATTAACTTTGCAGTATCAACACCCAGTTTGCCTGCCCAATCTTTATCGTAAGACATTTCTGCATCAATCCAAGCACAGATCTTTCCTTCTTTTTGTGCTTCTGCAATAATTTGTAGGCACAATGAAGACTTGGCACTTGACTTACTGCCCCATACAAGTACTTGTCTGCCGTAAGGAAGTCCGCCATTTAACGCTCTATTAAGTCCAAAACTTGGAGTCTTTGCATATTCGGTCTTTGGCACCTCATCTCCAACTAAAATATTTTTTCTTAGTTTAGGATTTAGTTGTGCTAGTACATCTTCAAGGCTAACCGACATTTATATCCTCCAATATTACTGTTCCGTCTTTAGTTTTACCTAATTCAAACTTATAGGCATGTCCTTCTTCAATTTTCATATATGCTTTTGCAAAGGTAGTAGGAAATACTGTAACTGGATGAAGTTCTCTAGAAGTATCTGCTAGAGTCAGAGATGCCATCTTTTTGCCTGCTTTCGTTACTCTTGGTTTAAATGATACCACAAATAACTCATCATCTTTATAAGGTAGCATACGATAATTTAAAAACTTAATCAGTGCAGAGTCTGAACCTTTTATTTCGTCCACAGGAATAGCAGAGACAATTCTATTATCAGAACAGAGTGCAATATAACTTCGTCCAGCCTCAATCGTAGTTTGTTCTTCATCAAATACTCCTATACTTCCAGTCTTATCTAATATTTCTACACGAGACCAACCCTTACCACGCTTAATACCTTTAACCATTCCCATAAGAATGAATGATCCTTTTTCTTCAAAGTCTTCTACTGAATTTATAAATGCATGATAATGTGATGGAACTGTTTGGGTAAACTCTGGTAATCCTAAATACTCATAAAGATTTTCTCTAAGTTCATTTTCATTTCTAGGATTATCTGGGAATGTAGCAGCACCAATAATTCTTAACGCTTCTAATGCCCTACTGTTTACTCCGTTTCCTTTTGTAAACGTAAAATTTCTAAGTTCTTCAAAAGATTTAAAAGGTCGTGCCGATATATATCGTTCTGCAATCTTATCAGAGATAAACTTGATCCCCGAGAGTCCAAACCGAATACCCTTACCCTCAATCTTAAAATCAATATCCGAATCATTAATGTGAGGCAGTTTAATGCTAATGCCCATTCTCTTCGCCTCAATAAGATATTCAGTTCGTGCATCTTTGTCCCTTTCGTTTTTTAGCAACGAGTACATAAACTCAATTGGATAATAATACTTTAGCCACGCCGTCCAATACGAGAGCGTAGAATAAGCAACCGCATGACTCTTGTTGAACGAATATCCCGCATGCGCTTCAAAGTCATGCCATAAATCACGAGCCTGATTAGGACTAATAAACCGAGAAGCACCTTTAACAAATTGTTCTTGAAACGCATCAAACTCTCTTGCATCTTTCTTCTTACCGATAATCTTACGAACCTTATCAGCCTCAGACCAAGACATGCCTCCTAATTCAACACAGGCTTGCATAACCTGTTCCTGGTATAGGATACACCCATATGTTTCTTCTGTAAACGGTTTCATAGTTTGATGCAGATAATTGACTGCCTGTCTGCCGTGCTTTCTTTCGATATAGTCTTTACCAATAGTATTCATAGCACCTGGACGAACCAAGGCGTTTGAAGCAGATAATTCTGCAAGATTCTTTACACCCATCTTAATAAGAAGGTTTGTATATGGAGTTGCTTCACATTGGAAGACTCCCTTTGTATACCCCTCAGAAAGCATCTGATAAACCTTTTGATCAGACATATCGATCTTTAGTAGATTGATATCTGTGCCCTCACGCTCTTTAATAATCTTTAATGTATCATTAATTACGCTTAAGGTTTTAAGACCAAGTGCGTCGATTTTGATGAGACCAATTTTTTCAGCCTCTTCCATATCAACCGCCACAACTGGTATGCGATCATCACTGCCAGGAGAATTGCGTGTCTCCATCGGTGCGTACCTAAAAATAGGATTTTTACTAGTGACAACACCAGCAGCGTGTATGCCAGTACCTCTAATACG